TTCAAAACTGCAGTCGTTTTGTAAAACTACCTCTGTATTCTGGCTTGCGAATTGGGCAGATTCGATTTGCTTACATGAATGCAACGCCGGAAGCGCCATATAACGTTGTAGGCCGTTATCACATGGATACAGAAGTAACCCCAAGCAAAGGATAAAAGGATTAACCAATTAACAGGAAACCTAGGAAATGAGTCGCCATACCTAAACAAGGCCCTATGGAGATCATGCATCCCACGAAAGATCCTGGCCTTGCTAGCTATCATCGTCCAGAGCTGGAAGCATTGCTTCCTGGATTGGAGTTGGCCCTAGACTGCTGGAATTTACTTGATACTAAAGGCCGGGGAAGTGCAAAGCCAAAGTATTTGCACAAAGAACCGGCAGAGCCTAATGGCGCCTATCAAGAAAGACTACACAGGTCTACTTACACTCCCATCTATCGAGATTCAATTCGTGCATACGCTGGTCTCCTGAGTCGCTTCCAGATCATGTTTGGCCCGCCAAGCATGACTGCTAACGAGAACAATATTGATTTGCAAGGATCCAGTGTTCAGTCATTCTGGAACCATTGCGATGAGCTGGCAATCCGCGATGGCGGAGTTTATGTCATGGTCGACATGATGCCTGGAGATGGTGCGACCAACTATCTTGATCAGATGTCAGACGGCCGGAGGCCTTACCTGATCGCAGTTGAAAGAAAAGATGTAATCAATTGGTCTGTTGATTATATTAATGGCAGAGAAATTGTTCGTCATGCAACAATTCGCCAACTTCAGTCGATTCCGGATTCAAGTGGTTACGGCGTAAAGATCGAGCCCGTGTATTACGTACTAAGACCTGGGCGTGTCGAATCGTATACGTTGCAAAAAGTTGACGGCAAGTGGATTCAAAAACAATTTAGGCCTGCTATTGCCACGTCTTTACCTGTGGTGCCACTTGTTTGGTACGGAGCTTCAACCGCCAGGTTTGCCCAGGGTGACATGCCGATGAATGGCTTGGCTGAATTAAGCATTCAACATTATCAAGTCAGGTCTGACTTGCATGAGCTGCTTCATAAGTGCGCAATGCCGGTGCCAGTCAGGAAGGGTGCGCCAGTCGGCCCCGATGGACGCGCGGCACCTCTGGTACTTGGTCCGAATACCGCAGTTGACCTCCCCAGTGAAGGTGGAGAATTTAAGTTTGCAGAGCCAACTGGAATGAGCCTTGCGAGGCATCAGGCTGAAATCAAGCAAATCGAAGCTTTGATGGATCGTTCCGGTTTGAATTTTTTGTATGGCGCAAATATCAAGACTGCTACGGAGGCATCCCTAAGAGCCTCTCAGGTCGCTTCACAGGTTAGTGCGCTGGTTCGCAACAAGACCTCTTCGTTTATGGCCACCATGAGGCTCTGGGCGGCCTATGCCGGCGAGCTGGGGTCCATTATCAAAGAGTCTGGGATTGCGATCAATGATTCTTTGATTAACCGTCCCATTGATCCGAGTGGTATTGCTCAACTTGTAAACCTGAAGAACTCTGGCATTCTCAGTCGCCGCACCGTACTAGATGAGCTTCAGCGTGGCGGGATTCTTGATCCAGACTTGAAGGTTGACGAGGAAGAGGCTCGTCTGCAAAAAGAAGAAGACAAAAGGATGGCTGAACAGCAAAAGATTGCCAAGGCTGAGCAAGAAACCGTACAAAAAGAGCCAGGTAATCCGAACCTTGACCAGCCTCAAGAGCCTGGCCCTGGTGACCCTAAGCAGGGAAATATAAAGTAAATGCTTAAACACGTATGCTGTTATTCACAACTCTGCCTAAACAGATGATTTCAGCACGCTTTCAATTTAAGCCTGAACATGCCGCTGATTGGATCCATAACGGTAGCCCTGAGAGAAATATCATCGAGCTGGCGTTTGAGGATGTGGACGCACTTGTCTCAACAGTAAAAGCCCTTGAAGACGCCCTTGAGGGATGCACTGCTCTTGTTAATGGCAAGGTTGTCTCATTGCGAAAATACTCAGACGATGCCTGCTCACAAGAAGAAGCCCTTTAGAATGCCTTAAGACGAAGCCTGCTCCTTGGACCATCCGTATGAATACGGAAAGTGGATCAGATCCCCTGGTAACAGTTTTGCTTACATGATCCTTGGGCCATGCTGTCGCCTGTACGACAGGGAGGAATTGCCATGGCCATGTTGCCGAATCGGCTGGAAAGGTAAGGAGCCAAGTTGGAACAGGGTTGGCAAAAGGTTTGTCCCCGATCTCGCCGCATCAAGATGTCCGAGTTATGCTGTTATGGCAGTTGATCAGTGGAGAAACGAATGGATCCAAGTCCTGACTCTGTACAGCGTTCGAATGAACGCGGAACTGAAGAATTGGTGGGTTTACAAGGGGCCAACCAGCCACCAGCCTCCAGATCTACCCGCCTCGGAATAAATTGGACAGAAATTCTGGCAAAAAAGAACCTGGAATCACCAGGTTACGAAGAAACAAAACAGTCTATTATACAGAAATACAAAAAACAATAATGGGATTGTTCTCGACCATCTACAGCTCGTACCGGCTTGAGCCAAGCCTTTGTAATGGATTTTTTCAAACAAAAGATCTAACAAATCTGCTTGACGAATACTGGCTGTCTCCAGATGGCGAACTTTTTCGCATTAGTTTCCCTTATAAATTAAATCTTTCAGGTAAGATTGCCCGCGGAAGAGTCGAGCCCTTCGATCTGGATGGCAGTATTACTGTAATAAGTCTTAACAATCAGGTAAATGATAGGCAGCAATGGACCTTTTCCGGCGGGAAGCTCTCAGAAGTGCTGATCCTTGACCGGGTTGGTGAACGGATGCTTGACAAAAGACTCGTCAGGTCGTAATTTATGGGTTGAGAGGTTTCAACCCATGGTAAAGCGTCGCTCGAATCGCCCCTTGACCCAGTTTGCTTGTGCAGAACTGGAAGATTTAATTGGCTGCCCTGATGGCGGAAGCCCCAGAGGTTCTCGAATCGAAGGTAACACTGGTGTCCACTGGGACATCACAAAAGATAGTGCAATTTTTACCGTTTCCCTGAAGTCCAATCCAATATTGGACGTATGTATGGCAGGCCGAAAAGTCAGCCTTGTCGTGGTCAATGTATCTGATTCCATCGGCGAGGATGGTCACCCAAGTTCAGTGATTGTCGAAAGGCTGAATGGACTGCTAGACGCGCTTGGACTGGGCGGCATAATCCCTGGAGGCGTTCGCGTTTTCAAGGATAAGGCTAGCGACATGTCTTACTTGGGTCGCGGAGACGACAAGATTGCTATTGGCGGCGCTTTCTCAAAAATAGTTGCCATCAAGCCTGATCCAAGCAAGTTTTTATTCGCTGACTGCGGAGCCATTTCATGAGCTACGCTGAGTCTGCATTGTATTATTTCTTTCCGATCTGCGCAGGCCTGCTTTTTTCGTTAGTAATGCTACAAAATCTCAGGCACAAATCAAAAAAAAGTTCCAGCCACCACGACTGACTTGACAGACGTGGCATACTACATCTGACGGTGCGCACGTCATTCCCATCTTTCAGATGCCAATCATTTCTGGGCTGGACCACCGAGTGGCAGGTGGTGTCGAATTCTGTTTTTTCCATTGCTGAAACTTTTTGTTTGCTTAACCGCCCTTGGTACTTTGGCAAGTCCAAATGCGGCTAACGCAGCCATCAACAAAACTATTTCGAATGACTTGTTTAGTTCCTCAACTTTTCAGGAACCATCCCAGGAACTGAACAAGTTTAACCCTCCAGGCTCTTCACAAAAAACATATGGTGGTCTAATGGCCTCCAGAATTATCCATGGCCAAGCCAGTTGGTACGGTCCTGGATTTTATGGTAACAGGACAGCGAACGGTGAAATCTTTACCGGTCGCGATATGACCGCTGCGCATCGCAGCCTTCCATTTGGGACAAAGGTCAAAGTCACTAACCTTGGCAATGGCAAAACTGCCATCGTCAGAATTAATGATGATGGTCCATATATCCCAGGAAGGGTAATTGACCTCAGTGAGGCTGCCGCCTCAAGATTGGGGATCAAATCGAGTGGAGTTGCGGATGTCAGGATCGAAGTTCTGAACTGACACTAATGCTCATAAATTCTGGACCGTTACACTGTGACGGTCCGTTTTTTATGCGTATTTGTGATTGAAATCGCGATTACGGATGAGATGTTGAATGCCGCAGAAGCTGAGGCGAATCGGCGACAGACAAGCAATGAAGCGAAAAGACTAAAGGGAAGGAATAAGGCAGAGTCTAGCGGACAAAAAGCATTGGAAATGCACAGACTTGGAGCTCTTGGTGAAATCATCGTGGCCGATTACCTGGGGTTGCGAGACCAGGTTTTTACAGCTAAAAAACCAGTCAAAAACAGTTACGACCTGCCAGGCCAAATTGATGTAAAAACTCGGCCAAAGCATAATTACGACCTACTGGTACAAATAGATGACGATCCGTCCAAGCGCTTTGTGCTGGTAACTGTTGAATCGGATCAATCCGCCTATATCCATGGATGGGCGGATCATGAAATTGTTAAAAGCCACGCACAAGTTAAAAATTACAGATGGAATCGGCCCTGCTACGCAATTGAATCAAAAAATCTAAAGCCAATCAATAAACTTTTGCCAATTTTGACCGCAGAGCTTGGCATGGCATTCTAAATAGTGATAAGGCCAGAAAATGGAAGGAAGACCATTATACTTTTCTGAATTGCGTCGAGAAATCGCGGAAAAAGCATGGGAAATCTGGAACCCGACGAGGCCGTTGCCTCGGATCCCGACTGAATTCTATCAAATCGCTGAAATGGCAATCAGCGAGGTACATGTCAATGTTGACAAGATGATCAGCGAAACTATTAAACAAAGATTGGAAAAATTGCTGTAATTGGTACACAATGCCATGGGTATTGCAGGTGTACCTTGCCACAGCCAGATGATGGGCGTAGGACCTGGAACACCGACACCAGGGCGCCCTGGAATGCGAGCATTCACTCTATATTGAAAGCAGTTGACAACCACGTTGACATTTACCTGAAGACATCCGACCCCTGGCATGAGCGGCAAGCGAGCATTCTTAGAGCGTATGTACTAGATCTAAAGCAATGGCTTAAAGCCCAGGAGGGCAAAGTGAATAATCCGGATACGGAGTCTCATCTCTAGACCGAAAGCTCTTGCAAAAAGACCGAAAAAGGCTGTAATATACCAGGGTCGTCCCCAGGCTTTCATGAAAGTCCCTTTGCTTACAGCGCTGGCCGGTATCGCCTTTACCATGCCGGCCCACGCCCAATGGGCAATGACTTGTACGCGCGAGTACAACTCATCGGTTAATCTGCGCAATGGGCCATCCAAATCAAATCGTGTTATTGCTTCAATTCCGAATGAGTCCTATCTGCGTGCCCTTGATTGGGTTTACGGAGCAGACAACATGCGCTGGTACAGGGTTGAGTTTGGAGGGCTCGTTGGCTGGATGAGGAGTGACTATCTGTGTCGGTAAGACGTAATTTAGTCATTGGCTTTGCTGGAATTGCTGCTTTTATAGTTGGCGGTTCCGGACTCGCAGTCCTTCAGATGATCATCGGCAGTTTGACTAATACCGGTCAAACGGATTTACCGGGGAAAAT